TTCATTGAGGTTTACGCGGGTAACGGCACTGAGGCTGCTAAGCTCGCGGGCTACGAGGGCGATGAGAATGCTCTTGGCGTGACCGCAAATAGGCTCCTAAGAAATGCTAAGATTGCTGCGGCAATTAACGCACGGCAAGCTGAAAAGATCAGGCCGCTCATTGCCACACGTGAGGAACGACAAGCTTTCTGGACGAAAGTGTTGCATGATGAGTCTGAGAAAATGATGGACCGCCTGCGTGCCTCTGAGCTACTCGGAAAATCGGAAGCCGATTTCACCGAGAAGGTAAAACTTGACGGTGAAGTGGGCGTTAAAATGCTTTCTGAAAAACAGAGCGAGACCATTGCCAAAAACAAGGCCGCGCTCGAAAAACTGCGAGCGGCGAATGATGCAATCGCTGACGCACTCAAGGGGAAAATCAAATGAGCAAGATCAATAAGCGTGTTCGCAGAGCTGATGCAGCCAACATCTCGGATCATCGTCACAAACTGCCTGATGGTTCGTACACGAGCGGCGCTCTCAATAAGCCAAACAAAGATCAGTTCGATATGCACACGCATCTCTACGAGTTCAACGAGGACACTCTCGAAACTGATCCTATGCACAACTTCGGAGACCACACTCACGGCTCGCGTCTCGGAGAATCCTCTGGTCCGTCACCGATGCAAAAAAAGCCGGGCGAACCGTGGCAGAAAATGGACTCGATCGAGCGCGAAGGCCGCTCATTCGTTCTTCGTGATGGTGACTCGGGGTCCGTAATCGCAAGGGGGGCCACGCCGCAGAGCGTTGTAGCTCATTGCGATTCCGCTGATGCCGATGAAATCTTGAAGCGCTATCGGGCGAGCTGAAATCTTATATCATAAGATTTGCTCGCGTAGCTCAGTGGTAGAGCAGCCTGATTCCCATCAGGCCGGTCGTGGGTTCGATCCCCTCCGCGAGCGTCAAAAATTATGAAAGATGAAGACGTATCAGGATTTATTGTTTCGCCCGATCTGCACGCGCAGTTCTACTCGAAGGCGAACTGGCGAAGATTCAAATGGCTGACCTATTTGTCGGATGCGATCACGCCAGCAATCTACGACGGATACGGACGCTTTCTAATCTCCGCTCCGCCTCAGCACGGTAAATCTGAGTTCTTCTCAAATAGATTGCCTACTTGGTTTCTTCACCGATTCCCGTACAAGAAAGTGATTTTGAGTTCCTATTCTCACGACTATGCTCAGAAGTGGGGGGCGCACGTTAGAAACAATCTTCAAGACTTGGGTGTTCCGCTTCGCACTGACTCTCAAGCCAAAGACGCATTCATTTTGAAAGAAGGCGGACAAATGATCGCCGCAGGTATTCGCGGACGGACGACGGGTGAAGGGGCCGATCTCTTCATCGTGGATGACCCGTTCAAGGATTACGAAGAGGCGATGTCCCCCCGGATCAGGGAGCGCAATCTCGATTGGTTTAGGATGGTAGCGACTACTCGTATGCAGCCAGGAGGCGGAGTGATCATCGTCATGCACACGCGCTGGCACGAACACGATTTGATCGGGACGCTGTCACGAGAGGAAGGATGGACATCGATTAATCTTCCTGCGAGCGCTGAGGAAAATGATCCGCTTGGGCGTGCAATCGGAGAGCCGCTCTGTCCCGAACGATATGGCGTTGAAGATTTGATTCGCATCAGACGAGATGTCAAAGAAATGCCTTGGGCTGCTCTCTATCAAGGATCGCCGATTCTCCAAGGCGGTAATATCATCAAGGGTGAGTGGATTCAGCGCTACACCGAACTTCCGAAGATGGACGAGATTGCGATCTTTGCCGACCTCACCTACAAAGAGGGCGAAGAAAACGATTACACTGTGGTCGAGGCATGGGGACGCTGCGGAGCAAATATCTATCTCATGGCTCAGATCAGAGACCAGATGGGATTCGCGGATCAGCTCACAGCGCTCTCTCGAATGTTCGAGACCTATCCAGACGCTATGCACAAAGAGATTGAGGAGAAAGCCAACGGAGCAGCTATCATCGAGACCGTCAAAGAGTTGTATCCTGGCATCGTGGCGAACCGTCCTCACACCGAGAAGGCGGCACGCCTTGCCGCTGTCGCGCCGCTCTATCACGCAAAAAACGTCTACTACCCTGATGAGAACGTGCAGCCTTGGGTGAAAGAGAACATCACTGAAATCACGAAATTTCCCAAGACGACTCACGACGATACGGTTGACGTGGCGAGCATGGCAGTGGCACACTTCGGGCGCATGGCATCCTCTATGAGAGCGATTGAAGCTTTAGGAAAACGATGACATGATGGGAGATACATGAAAAAGATCAAGGAACCACGCATACCCGGTCAAGCTCGCATGGACGGATGGAGTAATTTCGTCACGCTGATGGGCACCGGCTCCGACAAGAGGATGCACTCACAACTTCAGTGGGAGCAGCACTCACCTGAATTCTACGAACAACTTTACGCGGGCGGAGGGATTCCCGCTCGCATTGTCGATCTCATCCCGGAGGAAGCTCTCCGCCATTGGATTGAATGGGTCGGCGTTGACAAGGCAACAGGCGAAGAACTTCACACCCGATGCGAGGAACTGGATGTCCGAGGAGCATTACTCAGATCATGGAAATGGGGTCGAGCATTCGGCGGAGCGTGCTGTCACATCGTCACCGACACCAACGATCCCGCCTCTCCCCTCGAAATCGGTGAGCAGATCATCGGTCTACGCGATCTCTCTCGCTGGGATTTGCGCATTCTTACTACTGACGTTGAATTCGATTTTGGCTCTCCTAATTGGGGCCAGCCTCGGATTTATTATCTCAACGTGCAAATGGGTGCTCAGTACAAAGGCTACCCCATCCACTGGACGCGTATGCTTCGCTTTGATGGTCAGCTTGTGCCTCGGCGGACTTACATCCGCAATAATTATTGGCATGATTCGATCCTTAATCGAATCTATAATGCGATAAGAAACTACGAGACCTCAAACGACGCAGCCGCAGCGTGCCTTCTCGACTTCAACGTCGATGTTTTCAAGATGAAGAACTTGGCAAATCTCATCAGCTCGGGCAAAGAGCAGATCGTCAAGAATCGTATTGAGACGATGAACTTCGTGAAGTCAGTCATCAATGCGATGATCATCGATCCTGATCAGGAGGACTATGAGAACAAGTCGCGCTCGCTTGAAGGCGTTGCTGAACTCCTTGACAAGCAATCGAACCGACTGGTCGCTGAGACAGATATTCCTCATACGAAACTTCTTGGCGAGTCTCCTGACGGAAGCAACGCAACAGGAAACTCCACATCACAGAACTGGTACAATTTTGTCGCCACTGAACAAGAGAACTACCTCAGGCCGAAACTTAAAAGACTTCTTGGAGTGATGCTCCCTGAGTATCCTGATCTTGATTTCAAATTCAAATCGCTCCGCGTGCTCGACGATAATGAAAAGGCCGATCTGAGACTGAAGGTCGCTCAAGCTGACGATATCTACATGACTCATCATGTAACCGATCCGAGCGAAGTGGCTGCGTCTCGCTTCGGTGCCGATGAATATTCGATTGAGACAAATCTCGATTGGGAGGCACGCGAGAATGGAACGCTTGTCCCTGGCGAGCAAGAGATGCTCATGCAACCGGGCGAAGGCTCGGGAGGATTCGGAGAGAATCAAGAGGGCGGCGGTCAAATGAATGGCGACCCGTTCAACACGACTGGCAATGAGGGCGAGGGAAATTCGTCTGTTGAAAGCACATCGGGAACGGGTGAGAATAATCGAGTAGCGAAGAACATCGCAAAAGAGCCAGCTCCATCGGAACCGGAGCCGGGCCAGGACATGAGGGGTCATGAAGGCGAAGGCAAAGACATCTCAGGAGTGCCAAAAGAAAAGCATCCTCCGGCTACTGGTCCGAGCGCTGAAGGACAAAACTCGCGTAATGCGAATGCAGAGGGTACTGGGATCGAAGGACTTTTCGGCAATCGAAAAAATCCGGGTACTCAGTATGATCTTAGTAATGACGAAATCAAACAGGGAAAAACAGACCCGAAAACTGCTTCGTTCATATCGCAGACGATGAGTGAGCCGATGCGCGATCCGCGCACCGATCCTCACATCAAAGGACCAGGCATTCCGAATAAACGTAGGTCACTCATGC